TGCTTGGATCATTCCAAATAATTGTTTGATTAGCAAGGTTAACACCGTTGCTGTCTACAATGTCTTCGGTGGTTTGAACACTTTCAAACTTTAATAAGCCATTTGCTGTTTGATTTCTCTTTGGATTGTAAGAAAGAAGTCTTGCTAAACGTAATACACTTTCTCTACGTTCTGCAAGTTCTAAATAGTTTTCACGTGCATTTAGATCAACACGGAAAGCAAGGTTTTGACCTAAATACGCAATCAAATCAATTAACGCAAGGTATTCTGAGGATTCAATGTAATCGTTGAAATCTTCTGGATAATTTTCACGCAGATAGTTGATCATTGTACGACGTAGACTATCAAAGTCGTATGACTTAAAGTCTGCGTTTTTAAATGTTTGATATACTCTCTTCCAGTCTTCTGCAAGTAGTAATCTATTTTGTCTATCTGTTGTCGACATTTGCTTTCCTCGTTATAAAGTATTTATTTGTTTCTGTTAACAGAGTACTTAATTCTTTAACCTACAAAGCCGTTGTTTTGATCAAACTGTAACTTCATTTTTTCAGAAATGTTATATGGTAGATATTGCAGTTCACACTCTATTTGTATACCACTTTCATACTGATCAACAATTACTCTATTAGCATTGATACGTGGATCGCTGTTAATAATCGTTGTTACGTTGTCTGCTATTGCTTCTTTTAGATTTTCCGTTAACGGCTCAAATAAAATGTCCCAAATAATTGTTCCAAATTCGGGATTTTCTAATTTTTCCCCTTGTCTTATATGGAAGTGATTAAGTAGGTCTTGTTTAATTAACCCAATATCATAGAGAGTGTAAGATAAATTGTCAGGATTGACTGTGCTTAAACCTCTGTAAGATTGAGCCTTTACAATAGGCTTCTGTTTTAGGTTTTCCTTGACTTTAATGTTCTTAATTGTATCTTTTTCTAAACTGCTCATATCAATATTTATATGCTGTTAAGCACCCTCTTTCTTGAATGTATCTGGTATATTATCAATGTCTGGAGCCGGTGGAATATAAACATCATTCGTTCTGTCTGTTTGTACAGTGGTGTACTGTATCGGATCCACGTTTTCGTGGTGTGCCCACGGCTCATGCTGTGGTAAGCGTTTGTGTAAGGACGCGATAGCGGTAGCGGTAGCGCCGGGAACCACGTGAGTGGACAACGAAGTTGTCTTAGCGGCCTCTGGCCCATTCATATGGATCTGTAGTGCAGTTTCAAAGTGTCCTAATCCACTGTTGATATTAGACGTTGTTCCGCTTGTGATATTAGTTGCTAAAAACGCCAGTGTTTGAATAGAGGTTTTGGTTTCTAAGTTGATGCCAAAGTTTGTAAGCAGATTAAATGTTCTACCTGCCTGCATATTGATATCTCTGTCAGCAGTAATGTTAAGATCGTTTTCAGTGTGTATACTAATAGAGTCTTTTGCATACACATCAATTTTACCATTAGAACTCATTTCAATCCATGAATTACCACTACCATGATCAATACGTATTAAGTCCTCTGTGTTATGGAAAAGAATTTGATGTCCTGTACGTGTTCTGATACGCATTAATTCGTTTGCTGGTAACTGTGGAATTCCGTCTTTTTCGCCTTTGCCTACACTTGCATATTCTTTCTTAGAATTGGTCGCGAAACCTTTTCTTAAAAATTTGTCATCACCGTCGTCCATTACAAAATGCGTTCCGCCGAGGCGGCCGAATGGAATGTCTGCTTGTGTTCCTTGAGGACCGTATTTGGCTTTTACGTAGCCAGGACGTTTATCATATGGTCCTGGAGTTGAAATACCAAATACCATGCTTGGTACTTCACGTCTTGCACTTGCTGTACTTAAACCTCTTGTGCCATCACTTGATAACCCCTGTATTCCTAATACCGACATCCAGTTTTCATTTATAGGCTTTTTAAACTTTGTAGGATCATTACCCTTGTTATCTTCAAGATTCTTTTTGTTAATTTCACCAACTACTGCTTTGCCTGTGTTTGCAATACTATCTTTACTTCCGTCTGATTGAGGTGGATTACTAATATGGCTTGTTGCTACCCTGTCAGGCATTGAAAAGTTAATGTAGTTGTCTTGAACACAAGCAATCCAGAATCCCATGTTAGATTGACCTTCAATAAACACAACAATTACTCTGGAACCAATGTCTGGTGGTGTCATCCAGAAGCCATACGCCTGTTGTGTGTATTTGTAATCTTTGTTTTTACTAAGTGCTGACGCAGGAGTCTGTCCAATGAACGGACTACCGTAGCGTACTTTAAATGTTTGTCCTTCAAGTCCTTGGTTACTGCTTGAGGAAATTTTTACAAGTTCAACTTCTATGGCGCCCATGTAATTAGGATCAAGGTGACCTATCACCTTGGCCATATAAGGACCTGGATCTAATTTTACTACCTTGCCTGCGGTTCTTGTATCTTGTCCCATTATATTAAATCATTACCTCCAAACTCGTCAACGCCAGTTTTTTCTTTTGCGTCTTGACTTTTTATTCTATTTTGTTGAACTGTCGTAACAACCGAGTCAGCATTAACTTGGAAAGGAGTACCGTCTGTGTCTTCTGATATTGACTGTGCTGTTTCTATTACGCCTAAATTGTCTTTCAATCTAATTTCTTGATTGCCCTTTTCTGGATCTTGTGAAGTTTCTTTCTTGACATATTGATTAGGTCTACGAACCAATTCAATTGTCTGCTTAAATTGTCCATCGTTTAATATATTCTTAACTGCAATTACTTGATACAAACCACTAAATGCATCAACAGCAACAGTTTCTTCTGGGAATCCCATTAGACCGTTGTCTTTGTAATCAACAGGTGTTCTAAAGTTTACAAGAACATCAACTTCACCATATTGGTAATCAATGTTTCCATCAGCATCAATGTTAATAAATTCTGTGTTTTCTGAATTGTAGTTGCCTACTCCGCTATCTGCAAGATAATACGGGTCTCCCCAAATTTCCATTTCAAGTGTTAACAAGTCTGCATCAGAATTTACAATAGCATCATTAAATTTACGTGCAAGTTCTACACGCATATCATCTATATCAACAGCACCAGCCGCGGCAGTATTGTTATTAGTAGTCATTTGTGTTTTGCCTGATATTGCTTGTTCGTTGTCTGTATCTGTTTGTTTTACAACGGTCTCAGGACTTTCGTTGGCGTCTTTACCTTCTTCAACATTAAGTTTAGGAAGCACACCCGGTGAAATACTTTTAAAGAATGTATTATCCAAGTTAATATTAAAACTAAGAATATCTTCATTTTTGCCGCTATAGATATAATTGTATTCTTTACAAACCTGTTGTTTCAACGCGGCTATACCATACGGTATTTTATCAGGTGATAAAAATTTTGCTTCATTTACAAGATATGGCATAATTCTAAAAACATAGATTTTAGGTGGTGTACCTTGTTTCTTTTCTGTTGCAGGATCTGTAATATTAAAAACTTGTGTGTCAATCTTAAACCATTTTTTAAAGCCTTTGCTGTCACTTGGTTGGCTAACAATACTGCGTCCATACTCTGAAATAGTTACAAGTTCTTCAATTATGTCTTGGATTCTTGTACCCTGTGTAAATTTAATTTCACCTAATCCTGGAGATAGTTGCATTTGTCCTCCGGATCTTGACCAAACATTTAGTTCTTTGTCCCAAGTAAATTTTGCATCACCAAAGGGTTGATTGGTACTTCCAAGTCGTTCGAGATCAAACACAGTGCTTAATCCTATTTCGTTTGCATTTGCTTTACCTGTTTGTTTATCTGTAATTTCTTGTCCTAACGGAGATTGTGAAACCAAGGTTTCTATATAATATTCATTGAAGTCTTCAGGTACTTCTCCATCTTTGATCATTTTATAATATTCTTGAATCTCTGCTACACTTTGTTGTTTTCTCTGTGCGGTATTAGTACTAACACTTACAGTGTTAACACCGCCACTGGCAGTTGTTGCACCGGCACCGCCGTCACTTGCACCGCCTGATAAATTTCCTTTGGTTGCACGGGTTTTAGGAAATACTACAAAATATTGATCTGCTGTAGTAATCTGCTGTTCAATTGCTCTTTTTCCATAATACTGATTTAATGCACTTGATAAACTTTTTGGACTACTTTGAAATATTTCTTCAAGTGTTCTTCCAACCAATGTTACATCACAGGGTATGGATTGTGTAGCATCTTTCAATGCTCCTTCATTGTATGCAACACCTTCAACAACATATTGACTTCCACCATTGTTAACTTCTAAACCACTACCAACAAGTTTAAATGGTAAAAGTTTAGTTGCTTCTGGTACAAGTTTAGGATTACCATCATTGTCCCAGCCAACAAAATCTAATGTTAAAAGAAATGGTGCTTCTAAATAATTTTGATGTCCTGCTTGATATGCTCCAATCTGTAATGCTTGTAAGAACAATCCCATACTGTAAGGCTCTGTAATTTCAAGTCTAAAACCAACAGCATTAGTTGTTCCTTTTCTTCTACTTGGAGAAATTAATGCTTCTACTTCTAAAGAATCACAAAAGAATTCTACTTTTTTACCAGAAGACTCATATGCTGTTAATGTTTTACTGTCGCCAAGTCCGCCGCCGCTTTGTAGTATTGCAATTGAAGGACGTCTAATTCTATATGTGTTATCTGGATCGTTTATTTCTGCATTGGTCAATGCATACATTCCAATTTTATAATTGTAACTTGCAAACTGTCTTAATACATTAGGCAAAGGTAAATTTAAAACTCTGCCGTCTGCGGTATAAGCAATTTCTTGTGGATCTACTTTTACTTTTTTAGGTGGCTCTTCTTCTTTTTCAACTGCTTTGTCTTCGTTGGCTTTAACTTCTGTTTTAGTTGCATTAGTGTCAATGTCTGAACTATCTTGTGTTCCTGGACCATAGTCGCCATCAGTAAATTGATTTGCATCAACATTTAAGTCGTCTTTGTTTTCATCAATATACTCTTTAATTAACGCTGTTGGATCTACGCTTCTACCTGGGGGTGCTAACGGTTTTGCCATTATCTATTCTCCCAGCAACTGTCTTAATTTACTGCCCTTTGGTACATAAATTGCTAATCCTGCCCTAAAATCATATACTGGATCTTTTAGTGTATCCATGTTGCGTTGTGTAAAAACCCACCATAACTTAGGATCACCATACATATCATATGCTAATAAATCTGGACGTTGATGATACTGTGGTTCAATTTCATAAACTACATCGTCTCCTGATTCAGGAACAGGACGTATTCTTAAAATATCTAAGTATTCTCTTCTAACAAGTCTTGTCTTACCCCAAGGTGAATTATTTGACATTAGATGAATCCTTTATTGCCACTGCCAAGATATTGGCCTTTAACAAATTTGTCTAAACTAAACTGTTCAACTCTGCTTCTTGAGTATATAGGCTGTAGTGACACAGTGACTTGACTTTCTACAGGAACATAAGCAATTCTTCCTCTGTCAGTACCTCCTAATATTTTATTTGCATTCAAATCAGGAGAATTAAATCCGAAATCAAGATCCACTGCAAGATAGTCAACATCGGTTGGCATATCAATTGTAAAGTTTGTTACAATAACCGGAACATCTTTGAATACATAATCTCCATAACCGTTTAATTTTACAATTGGTGGAGGTGATCCTTGATTTGATGTTTCACCGTAAAACATTTTTGTAATTGAACGCAAATAATGTAGCATTGCTACCCAATACTCGCCTTCTAATGAATTTTGTACAACAAACTGACCTGTCAGTGTCATTGCGTCCACACTTGAATTCTGATAAGCAAAGAACGGATAATTACTATGTACTGGCGTAATTGCGTTGTAACTTGCTTGATGAGACATAATAATTGTAGGCGTATATGGAAAACAAAGTCCTCCTGTACTGTCAATCAATCTCTTAATATAGGGACTTTCAAGAAAAGATTTAATCGGAGGTACACTTAATTTGACTCTCCAATCCTTTGAATTAGGATCTTGTGACCAAGATGCTGTGCTAACTTCAAGTGCTGGTGGTTCTCCATCTGTTGGAATTGTTCTGGATCTAATTGCTTTCATAAATCCTTTACCACCTTCTTGTAGAATGTCAACAGTTTGCGAGGCTAAGTCTTTGGTCGTATCGATTATGTCACCTGTTGTTATAGGTGTTTTGAATTCATTAAAGTCAAATGTGTCTGTCATAATTGGTAATCCTCGTTACAAGTATTTATTGACAAAATTATCAGAGTATATTATAATAAGGACTATAAATGGAGAAAAAGTGTGAAAAGAGTAAACTATCTGAACAACAAGGACCTATTATTGGAGATCCACAAGTCAAAAAACAGTTTTTGCAGTTTTGTGGACAAGGAATACCATCAATATGATATTATTTTACCCAGCATAGACAAAATTAACGTAAGAACAATAGCAGAAGCAAAAAGGAACAAAGCAAAAAGATTAGGTGATGCAGATTATGCCGCACGTAAAGAAGCAGGTGAAAAAGTAAAACAAGCAGATTGTGCTATAGATTATAGAAAAATTGCTAAAGATGAATTAATTTTTAGGATTATGACTTATGAACATATTCCTGAAGAAAAAGGACGTAAAAAGAATCCTAAAACAGAGGCAGATAAAAGAGTCAAGTTAAACTTTCCTCCATTTCAACATTTTAAATTTGATGACAACGACAATTTAATATGCGTGGGTAAAAGTCATTGGCAAGGTGGAATGGAAAACGGATACTTTGAACTAAGTGGTGGCAATGCCACAGAAAAACTTGCTCGTATGTGGATGAAACTGTGCGATCGTTATGCTACTCGTGGTAATGTTCGTGGTTACACATACAACGATGAGATGCGTGGACAGGCAATTCTACAACTTGCACAGATTGGTTTACAATTTGACGAGTCTAAAAGTCAAAACCCATTTGCATATTATACTGCCGCAGTTACTAACTCATTTGTACGTGTGATTAATATTGAAAAACGCAATCAAAATATTAGAGATGATATCCTTGAAATGAACGATATGACTCCAAGTTATACAAGACAGAGTCAGGGAGAATGGGAACGTCAAGTCGAAGAGCAAAGAGCAAAAATGGCAAAAGGTGAATAAGTTCTTGACTTATAAAACTTTTTGTTGTACAATTATGAATAGAATTACATCGAGGTATTGTTTTGTTTAAAAAATGTGCAGTATTCACAGACATTCACTTTGGATTAAAATCTAATTCAAAAGTCCATAATGAAGACTGTGAAGAATTTATTGATTGGTATATAGAGCAAGCCAAAGCAAATGGTTGTGAAACAGGCATCTTTATGGGTGACTGGCATCATAATAGAAATAATCTAAATGTTGTTACAATGGATTATTCAATTCGTTGTCTTGAAAAACTTGGAAAATCATTTGAACAGTTCTTTTACTTTCCTGGCAACCACGATTTATATTACAAAGACAAAAGAGATATTCATTCAGTAGAATATGCAAAACATATCGACGGTATTACAGTAGTAAATGAAATTACAACAATCGGTGACAGCACTATGATTCCGTGGCTTGTAGGAGAAGAATGGAAACAAATTCCAAAAATTAAAAGCAAATATATGTTTGGGCACTTTGAATTGCCAAACTTTTATATGAACGCTATGGTACAAATGCCAGAAACTGGAGAGTTGGATTCAAAACATTTTGTACATCAAGAGTATGTGTTCAGCGGACATTTCCATAAACGCCAAACACAAGGTAATGTAACCTATATCGGTAATGCATTTCCTCACAACTATGCAGATGCTTGGGACGATAAAAGGGGAATGATGATTCTCGAACACGGAGGAGATCCTCAATATCTTGACTGGGAAAACTGTCCTAAGTATAGGACTGTAAAATTAAGTCAACTAATTGATCAAAAAGATACATTGATGAAAGATAAAATGTATCTTCGTGTAACACTTGATATTAATATTAGTTACGAAGAAGCAAGTTTTATCAAAGAAGAATTTATGCGTCAGTACAACTGTAGGGAAATTACACTTATTCCAAGTTTACAAGACGATCAAATTAATACCGACATTGACATTACTAAGTTTGAAAGTGTTGACCAGATTGTAGCAGAAGAAATCAACGCAATCGAAAGTGAAAACTATAACAAACAAACACTGCTAAACATTTATAACGAGTTATAAGATATGCTGATTAAAGATTTAACTGTAAAAAACTTTATGAGCGTTGGTAATCAAACGCAAGCCGTGGATTTTAGCAATAGACAACTCACACTTGTCCTTGGAGAGAATCTTGACCAAGGAGGCGATGATAGTGGCTCCCGAA